TCCCATTGGTGCTGGCTCTGATAATTGGCTTTATCAGCACGAAGTAGGCAATGATGCGGTTTACAATGGTCAAACAACCGGCATGCAGTCGTCTTTCCAAACAGGTTATTTTGAACTGAACGAAGCCGACAACCTTGTTTTCGTGGATCAAATATGGCCCGACATGAAATGGGGTACGTATAGTGGTAACACAAACGCCACCGTATATTTGACTATTTATTATACCAACTACGCCACTGACACGGCCACATCGCCATCGACCAGTTACTATTCTGGCTCACCGTCCGGTGCGGTTAGCTCGGTTACTTTCCCGATGACGCAGTCGACCGAATACGTTTCTTGTCGTATTAGAGCTCGATATATGTCGTTTTCCCTGTCATCAACCGATACGAATACTTTCTGGCGTCTTGGTGCAATCAAATACCGCTATCAGTTGGATGGGAGGTTCTAATGGCATCACTTGATGATATCCTTACTACCCAGAAAAATGGCGTTGTTGCGATCAATTCCTATGTGAATTTGCTAACAAATCATGCAGGGTCGTATTCAACTAAAGAACTATCCGCGGGGTCGGTGATTAAATCATCTTCAGGCTGGCTTGCAACGGTCAGTGTTATTGTGGCTGGATCAACTCAAGGGTATCTTTATGATGCCACATCGGCCGCTTCTGGTTCTCGCATTTATGCCGTGCCCAACACGCTCGGTGTGTATCAAGTGCAAATACCATTTGCCACCGGTCTTTATTTCTCGCCCGGAAGTGGGTCAATCATTTCTGTAGGATATTCGTGATGCCATTAACGCCGGGTAAGTCACAAAAAACGATCAGTCACAACATCTCCGAGATGATCCACGCGGGCCACCCGCACGATCAGGCCGTGGCAGCGGCGCTGTCGACCGCGCGCAAAACAAAAGCCGAGGGCGGCAATTTTACCATAACCAAAACTGGTCCCGGCGCTTTTATGGGTAATCCGTTAAAAGAGAAAATCGAACCCGTTAACGATACAACGGTCAAGCATCAGCACATGCTGCATGAAGGCCCGATCCGTTCGCCTGTCGCCGGCCGCACTGACCATCTTCCCATGACGGTGGCTTCTGGTTCATTTGTGATCCCTGCTGATATCATATCTAAAAAGGGTGAAGGAAATACCGAGGCAGGATTTAAAGTAGCCCAAGAACTCTTTAATCCTAAAAGTGGGGGATATAAAATATCTCGCCACATGTTTGCCTCGTCGCCGTATTTTCAAGAAAGTAAACAACCTTACCAATCCGGTAATATGCCTTATTCCGCTGGTGCAACTCCTTATGGAGCCCATTTAGCGACAGGGGGCAGTACCCCCGAAGATTCCCTTCCCGTCGAAATTATAGCGGCGGGCGGCGAATATGTTATACCGCCACGGGTTGTCCGTGAAATTGGCGGTGGTGACATCGACTATGGCCACGACATCCTTGATCACTTTGTGGTCGAATCTCGTAAAGATTTAATTAAAACACTTCAAAAATTACCGGGGCCAAAGAGGGACTAATGACAGATATTAGATTAGGCACACCTGACGACGAAGCCGCCATGCTAGATTTGGCTCTCCGCGCTTGGGAAGAAAATGGGATTAAAGATGTAAATCCCGAGAAAATGCTGGGCATGATCCGACCCGCTTTGTACCTCTGGGAAGGGCTTGTTGGGATCATAGGGGAACCCGGCAAAAAGATTGAAGGGGCGGTCCTTTTAAGAGTCAGCAAAATGTGGTATTCGGATAGCTTAATGCTTGAAGAAAAGGCCATTTTTGTCGACCCTGAGTTTAGAAGCGCGAAAGGCGGCCGCGCTCGAAGGCTTTGTGAGTTCTCTAAAAAGGTAGCCGATGAATTGGGCTTGCCGCTCATTATTGGTGTTCTTTCGAACAACAGAACCGCGGCTAAGGTAAAATTGTACGAGCGTTCGTTTGGTCCGCCAGCGGGGGCTTTTTTCTTATACAACGTCCATACTGGACATGAAGAGCATATGACGGAGCAATAAGATGGGTGGCAAGACTGGAACAACAACGTCTAGCGTATCTATCCCGCCCGAGGTACTGGCGCGGTATAACTCCGTTAACGCTCAGGCTCAGACTGCAGCAGGTACGCCGTTCCAGCAATATAGCACCGACCCTAACGCCTTCGTCGCTCCCTTAAACGCACAACAACAGCAAGGTGTTGGTAACATCAACCAGCAGGCTATGGCTGCCCAACCGGGCTACCAAGGGGCTATGGCCGGCACTGATCAAGCTTACCAAGGTTACAACGCTCCTAATTACCAGCAGGGCGTTCAAGCCTATATGAACCCGTATTTGCAGAATGCTATGGGTTCGACGGCAGCAATGCTGCAAAATCAAAACCAGCAGCAGCAACAGCAATTGCTCGGCAATACAATCCAACAGGGTGCGTTCGGCGGCGATCGAGGCAACATTGCTCAGGCGGCTCTCATGGGTCAGCAAAACCTTGCCATGGGGCAGACGCTTGGCCAGATGGCAAATCAGGGTTATCAGCAGTCTGCTCAAAACTATATGCAGGGGCTTGCCCAGCAGGGTGCGCTAGCCAATCAGTATGGCAATCTCGCCGGTGCCGCGCAGACAGCAGGCCTGCAGGGCGCGCAAGCGCAACTTGGCGCTGGTACGCTTGGCCAACAAACCGAGCAGGCTGGCAAGACGGCATTGTACAACCAATTCCAACAGCAGCAGGCTTATCCATTCCAAGTGGCTCAATTCCTTGCCAACATTGCGGAAGGCACCGGCGCCCTGTCTGGATCAACCACGACGCAGACGTCACCCACGTCGTTCTTCTCCGATCGTCGCCTCAAACACGATATCCATCGCATCGGCGAGACGGATGAAGGCTTGCCAATCTATAAGTTCAAGTACAAGGGCGACGACAAGACAAACATTGGTTTTATGGCCGACGAGGTCGAGAAGGTCCATCCAGAAGCGGTCGGCGAATCACATGGTTTCAAGACCGTCGACTACGATCGTGCGGCACGTTATGCGGGCGGGTTGGTTGGCAATTCCGAAGGTGGAATGGTCACGCCTATGCATGAAAAGGAAGGTTTCTTTGACGGCGGGGACGTGGCATCTAACCCCAATGACATCGCGGCCCTACTGGCATCACAAAAACAGTCTTACGCCCCTTTCCAACAGGGCGGCCTATACGGAGCCACAAGTGGCGGAACTCCGGGCGGTAAGGGCTTTGTCCCTGCAGCCAGTCTTCCTGTAGGCCACCTTGCCGTTGCAAGTCCATCCCGCACACAAGCTCCCGAAACGCTTATGGGCGACGTCCATGAAGCTTCGACCTTGGGCAAGGATGCTCAAGACCTTTGGGCACAAGGGCAAAAGTTTAAAAAGTTTGCTTCGGATTATGTTAATTCATCCACTGCGCCACAACAGGGCGCATATCGCGGTGGCCTCGTTCATGCTTATGCCGATGGTGGCGATGTAGAACCTTATTTTGAAAACGACCCAATGTCGGACGTTGTCAAAGAAGGTGAGAAAAAGCCAACTGAATTGAAGCTTATGCAGTCTCAGCAGTTGCCTTCGGGCAGCTCTGGTTCGAACGGTATGAACGATCTCAATAATGCCGTTTCATTTGGCAAAGACCTTGCTTGGATTGGTAGTTTATTCTCCAAGGGCGGCCGTGCAGGGTTTGCGGATGGCGGAGACGCAGAGGGATTTGATCCATTTGCTGCCGAACCGGGTGGTATTGTTGGCCCTTCAGGGGCGCAGGCTAAACAAATTCCGGGTTTTGATCTTTCCGCAGCAGAAGACCATGCGCGCAATGCTGGTATTAATCCTGTTGAATATACTCGCTTAATCAAAGGCGAAAGCGGCGGAAAACCTGTTCTGGGCGATGAAGGTTCGTCGGGCGGCATTCTCCAATTGCATGTTGGTGGCCTGTCTAAGCAGTATCCTAACCCCGGCCTTGGCGATGCCTACGTTGCTGAACGCAATCCAGAGCTGGCAAAGAGCGGTACTCCTCAGGATAAAATTAGCTACATTAACGACCCCGCTAATCAGAACGACATCTCCCAGTGGGGCGCTAATTACATCGCAAAGCATGGTGCAAACGCTTGGACAGTGGCACGCAATCAAGGACTTCTTGGTGCAACAAGTCCTGCCGATCGTCCTGCTCCGAGTGCTATGAATGCTCAGGCCGCTACAGGACAGCAAGGTTTTGCCGTGCCCGGCGAAGAGCAACCCAAGTCCCTTGGCGATACGCTCACAAGCGAGAAATTCCTTGTGCCACTCCTGTCAGGCCTCGGCGCTATGGCTGGCTCCAATAGCCGTTATCTTGGTGCCGCGCTCTTGCAGGGCGTTGGTGCAGGCGCTAAGAGCTACGAAGATGTACAGAACCAAATGCTCGAACGTCAGGCCCTCCAGCCTGTTGTGCAGCAACGTCAAATTGATACCCTCAACAAACTTGCAGGCGGCCTACAGGCATATAATGCCCAGACTGGACAAAACGTATCGCTGCAAGATTATGCCAATATGGTTGGTTATAAGGGCTATCTTCCTTCTGGTGGCCAAGCGGCTCAATCAACCAATACTGGCACATCTATGCCTCAGGCATTGAGCTTGCTTCAAATGCAGTCTGCTATAGTTAACCGTAATGGAGTGCAAATTCCTGCCATGAGTGACCCGCTTTCTTTGCAGGCTGCAATTCAAAAAAACGGTACATCCGTAGATGCGAACGTAAAAAATATCGTCGACAACATGAGAGTTCGTTTAAACGAGATTGAAACTCATGGATATACGACAGATGTGAACGGCAACCGCATCAACCTCCCGGGCGCTATTGCAGCTGGTCAGCAAGGCACGTTTGCTGAACAGCAGATGGAAGCCTCTAAAGACTTCGTAAACAATAAAATTAAGTTTACTCAAATCGCCCCTACCATTCAGAAAAATCTTCAAGATATGGAAGATATTTATTCCAAATTTAGAGCTGGCGCAGACGCCCCTTCAAGGGCTGCGTTCTCAACACTTATGGGTGTGGTTGATCCAAAAAATAATATTCCAGAATTGCATAATAGTGATGCTGCAGACTTCCAAACTGCACAGAAGGGTGCATCGGCCTTGATAACACAACAACTTGCCAATATGCCGCCCGGCGCACCAAAAGCTGAACTTGAAGCAATTGCCGCACAAATTGCTCGCCCAACCGCACAACCTGAAACAGTTCACCACCTTCTCGCTCGGGCAAAGGCTGCTGTTATGTATCAGCAACAAATGTATCAAGGGTACAATCCTCAAAAAGAAGGATTTGACGTACCGGGGTATCAAGAAAAGTTTATGAGCCAGATTCCTTTCGATGAGTTTGCTGATCAAGTTGAAAAGCAAAGTAGACCAGCTGCTGGGTCTGCTCCAACTGGTATAGTGGAAGGTTCAACCTCTACCTCTAAGAGCGGCAAGCCTATCGTATTCCGCAATGGTCAGTGGGAGTATCAATAATGCCAGTTCCCGCAAGCGATCTGCCATCCAATTTGGTCCCGCAAAGCGATTTGCCTAGCAATCTTGTTCCCGCTAGCGATTTACCAGATACGAAAAAGCCAGAGATCGGCGGGCTTGAATCATTTGGTCGTGGCGCCGGAAATGCATTTGCATTGGGATATTCGCCGCAATTAATCGCCGCGATTAAAACTGGCCATTTACCGGGCAGCGACAACCCAGAATATATTAGCGAGCTTGCTAAACAAAAAGCGGCTAACGAGGAAGCTTGGAGCCAACATCCTTACGCGTATGGCGCTGGTATGGTTGGTGCCGCTATTCCTGCAGCAATTAACGCCGTTGTCGCTGGGCCGGAAGAGTTGGCTGGCGCTGGCCTACTCGCAGAATCGGGCAACATTGGCAGCCTTGCGGGCGCAGGATTACGAAGCGTTGCGGGAGGCTCTAAGCTTGCTGGTAAAGCGGCAGATGTTCTTGCCAACCCTGTAACTCAAGGGGCTATTTATGGCTCGTCTGAAGGTGACACGGCAGCCGATAAACTTAGCGGAGCGGCGGCAGGTGCTATCGGCGCTAAAGTTGCGCCTATGGTATTAGGTGCGGCCGGTAAAACTATTGGCTCAATCGCTGGTAAAGTCGCCGATCCCGTCGTTCATGCCCTTACTGGAGGCGCAGATAGCGCGGCAATAGCTAGCGGCCTTGCACATGACATAGGCGTTTCTTTGCCAAGTGCGGCTACAGGTCTTTCAACGCCAGTAAGCGTTGCTTCAAAACTTGATTTTTTTAATCAAGTGCCAAAGGCATCTGCTCGCACTCTTTCTGAACTTGGCAGCAAGGTTTCAGATGTTGCAGGTGATGCCGATCCAGAAAAAGCCGGTGAAGCTGTTCGATCGGCAGTTAGTAAATGGTTACAAGACGATCAAGACCCAATGGGTTTCCGTTTTCAAATGAACGATTTTTATAAACCTGTTTCCAATCTATCTAATTCATCACAAAAAATGGACATTGCAAATATTCGCAATGCAGTTGAGGCTGCCCGCAGTTCATCAATTGGAGAGGTTTCAAATATTGATCCAACATTGGCAATAGTATCCAAAGCCCTTGGAAAAGAAGAAGGTCTTACTTTTGACCAAATCCACGCTTTGCGTCAAATTATTGATGAGCAAAGAGACCCTTATAATCGCACGCCGGGAACCGCAGGATTAAATGATACAATCCTTGGCCAATTGCGGAATGCAGCTTCTAAAGACATGGAAGCTTACGCGCAACTCGTTGGCGGTCCTCAAGCTGTTCAAAATCTTGCAACCGCTAATGCTAATGCTCAAAAACTGTACAATTTGCGAGACAATATTTTAAAAACAGTTGGCAATACAAAAGGCGGTCCCGAGGTTCCTAATGGGAAAAAGTCATCTGATATTTATTCCAATATTGTATCTGCAGCATCTGCTAAAAAACCAAACATAGCTGCCTTATCTCCATTGCAGCAGGTGGTAAACAATTACGATCCAGACGCATGGAGCCTTGTCGGGAAAACATACGCGAATACACTTGCCCCCGGCGGCCAATTCTCGTTTGGAAATTTCAATAAATTCTACAATGATGCTTTGCACCCCACTGGCAAAGACTTGCTATTTGGCAGCGGTCCTGCGCGAGACACATTTGAAAAAATTAACGCTCTTGGACGGGCTACATCAGACGGCGTCCCCCTTGGTAGCAAACTTGATACATTTGCTCAGAAGGCGGGGACCAACATTGCTCCGGTTACAATTGCTGAACCAATTGCGGCACTCACCGAATCGGCTCTTCTTGGTGGCTTGCCATTAAAAACAATGGGCGCCGCTGGTATGGGGTCTTTGGCTGGGGCTTATGGCGCGCGCAACATTGCTCGACCTTTATCTCAATATGCCCCCACAACGGGCCAAAAAGTCATTGGCAAAGCAATTCAAAAAAGCGCACCCCTTATCGGCGCCCAAACCATTAATCCGCTTGGCGCTGGTGCTGTCAGGGCAGCCGTTCCGTATGCTGTTATGAAGGCTACTGAGCAGTTACCTACATCTTTATACGATACCGGACAACACGCAGCAGGCGGCCGGATCGGTCGCAAGACGGGCGGCGCTGTCAAAAAAGACGCTAAGGCCGAGGCCCATCGCTTGATTGCGTTGTCTGAAAAGATTAGAAAGAAACAGGCTCAACAGACTGAGCCTTTGTTGAATTTGGACGACACTACCGTCGCCAAAGCCTTGGAAATAGCAAATAGGGGTAAATGATGGAAAATCTTGAACTTGATCTAAAACTGACCGTTGCACACGTCAACGCTATCTTGAAACATCTTGGCGCAGGCGCATATGCCGAAGTGGCAGAAGTTATTAACTTGCTACATGGCCAAGCAAAACCTCAGATTGAAGCCGCTGCCACGCCTGCGCCAGCGCCTGCTGCAGAAACTCCTACAGAATAAACTTTCTGTAAGACAATTCGCGAATGATGTAGCCTTGCTGTTTAGTCGAATAGCGGGCTACATCAAACGCATCAAAGTTATCCGATAAGTACATTACCATCATGGCAAAAATCATGATGTCGCCGTAGTACGCAATGACGTCTTCGTTTGGATCAAAGTCTGCCAGACGCTCCGCCACACGGTGTTCAAAACGGTGGATGTTGTCATCCCCGGCAAGATTATCAAACATGGGTAAGTCGCAAACGTAAACGATCGATGAGCCAAGATTCGCCAGTTCTTCTGGGTCAAACCGAAAGTTCGGGTTGGGGACGAATACCCTGTTGTACTTTTTCATCTACAAATTCCTGCTCTACCAACCAAAATTGCCAAAGCGGCAATTCATTCTTTAATTCGCCAAGCATGTACTCGGCCTCTTCTCTTTCCATATTATTATCTATTAACATAGACCCGCGGGATAAGAAACCGCGCTGTTCACCCATTATCTGGTACATCTTTTTCCTTCAACATTTTGTAGTAATGCATGAGCATGTCGAGAGCATTGTCCCGCTGGCGCTCGGCCTCCGCAAGCTTTTTTCTAAGCTCTATGATGTGGTCAATCGTCCTATCATCCGCATGGCGGTCGGTTGGGGCGTATGGCCCCAACCAGTTAACTCCGTGTGTTTTCATTGCCCCATAGCCTCTTGCAGGTCATTTGAGATGGTAGGCATGTTAACGGGCGATCCTTGACCACCAAGCTGTGCATAACCCACAATATCGTCCCAATGATCGCGGAAATTAGCATCACCTGTCAACAAGCGTGACAACTTAACCGCTATCATCTCTAAAGCTTCCTTCTGCCCATCCGTTAAGCTTTCCCAATTTTTACCGCTGCGGAGAACATCTTTAATGGACTGACTGAGGCTGGCGTTATCCCGATATACCCCATGAGTTTTTTCGCGTTTAGTGAGCAGCATCGATGTATCCTCTTTTAATGGTTCTATTAATCTTAATTGGCCAATCATTTTGGCCCCCATATCAGAGCCCATGAGGCTTTGATTCTTGTATAGAAGGTCTGCTTCTTCTGTTGTGATCTGTACTTCCGATCGGATATCACCTTGTGCCAATCCAAATCTTTTTGACCAGTCGACTGGCGAATGAAAAGCTCGTTTAATATATCGTAACGCTCTTCCCATTCCCGTATCACTTTGCGAAGGCGCTTTTCCTCCGTTACCGTGCCCCTCAGAGGCTGCTCCTCGATGATGTCCCACCTTTTATCCTCCAAAGTTCGATCGCTGTGCTTGCCCTTCAACATGGCTAGCTCGACATTTAGATCGGCAACTTGGCGCACGAGGCGCTCGTAATCTAATAAATTAGGCATCTTTAACTCCATTTCTTCGGATCAATAAGGCGGAAAGTCTGACCAGCCTGACCATTTTGACCATCTGAATGATAATAATCTTCAGTCTCAATCGCGCCGACTTCCTTTAACATCCATACCTGAGCGCGCACCGTGTATCGCTTGCTGTGTACCTCTTCAGCCATTTCCTCATAAGAACCAGAGAACTGGTCATAACCGTACATAAGGTACAGTTTAATCCACAATAACTTGGTTGATGAATTGAGGCCATTGTAAAAAATGGCTTCGTAGTAAGGGGAAGGCAGCATTACGCTGCCTCCTTCTTTTTGCACACAACCTTGAGAACTTCGAAGGGCTTGCCTTCCTTGGTGCATGCCGAGAACAGCTTGAACTGCTCTTCGGTGATGCCGTAGGTGGCAAACAGCTTGTCAAAATCCATGACAGAACGCTGGGAAAGGTTGACTTTGACGTCAACTTCATCACCGGACACGAGGTCGGTGCCGAGGGCTACGATCTCAGCCTTGAGAGCTTTTTTGGCGTCTGCAGCAGCTTTTTCAGCTTGGTCGAGATCGTAGTACTGGTCGGCGAGAGAGCGGTTCAACATCTGTATTCTCCATCTAAAATCTAATCAGCACCGCGCTGATGGACATAGGTATAGAGGATAGTTTTTTACCCGTCAATACCCCTGCATAAAATAATTCTTAAGATATACCCTATCAATCCAATTGCCCAAAAAAATGCAATAAATTCAGCTATTTGTCTCGGTTCCATAATCTTTTAACCTCTCTTTCTATATGCGGCCGGACAAGCTCCGGCTGCTTATCTAACAATTTTTTTCTTTGCTCCTTGTTCTTGCCAGCCATAACTTTCTTGGCTTCCAAATAAATATAAAACGAAATCACTGACTGCATGGCTTTGGATTGGTCTTCGAGGCGTTCCGCGCCCTCCATAACCGCATCGATCGCCGTACTAGGCCTGACCTTGTTCGGCCAAATACTGTAAGAAAGCAGACCAAGCTGCCTCACATCCGAGCGCGACGCAGACAAAAGCGCCTTTTTCCTTCGCGACATTCAAGAACTCCTTTTGCCCATCTTGCCATGATGACTTGGTATGATCTCGACGTTTTATTTCACAAACAAATGACGGTGACGCAGGAATAATAACATCCGATGCCCCCTTGGCCATACCCTCGGCTCGCTCAAATGCCGCCTTCGTCCAGCTGCGCTTGCCCTCATTCCTTGGATGGAATGCGATAAGCCCCCACGAATCAGGATAATCCTTACGCAACCTATTAAAAAACGTAACCTGCTCCATTGATTCGGATGGGCACTCGCCGCGATAGCTCATGTCGCCAAATACTGGGATATCATGCGGGAATTTCATCTGCTCTCCGATTGTATGCAAATACCTTATAGAACTTTGTGCTTACGTCTTTAGCATAAGTAATGGTATCCGGCTTCTTTCCGCCAAGCGCCAAAAACGCGGCCCGATCTGTGTAACCTTGAAACCACGTAGGCGCCTTAAACACCCAGAACACAAACGATCGATAAGGCGTGGTAACATTGATTCGCCAGCACTCGCGCCCAGACTGACTGAGGGTGTTATTGACCTCCCAGCCCGTCACAACATCCGTCTGCCGCCGCGTAGGGTCTGCCTTCATCTCTTTAAACGCAGCAACAAGCTTCTCGTTTGGGTCGACAATCTCGCCTTTGCACTCACTGCAATACCTTGACGCTATATCGTTGTCGGCCTCACAGTGCGGGCACTGTTTCGTGGTCCACCTATAGCTACACTGCAAAAGCTGTCCCGCAACCAATACTCGACTACCGCACCGTCTTCCGTAATGTGCCGGGACGTCCCCATGTTCTGACGGAATTGGTTTACCGTCGAGATCGCAAAAATACCCACTAGCGTTAATTTTGAAACCTGAGGGGTTCGGCCTTGCAGTAAACTCATTTTCAGCCTCGCATGTTGGACAAGTGCATTTAATGTAAGTGACGTCGGCGCCTTTTTTGACGGCCGTAATTTCAGGATTGAATACGTCGCCATCCGGGCAGTGCCGCTCAATGTTTTCGGCATAGTCCAAGATCAGACAATCATCCTTGCCGTCACTAATACGCAAACCGCGGCCGATGATCTGCTGCAATAGACCTACGGATTCCGTCGCCCGTAGCATTGCAATCAAATCCACATGTGGTGCGTCGAAACCGGTCGTCAGCACCGACACGTTCACGATGTACTTGATCTCGCGCGCTTTGAACCGAGCTATAATGTCTGCGCGCTCTTCTCTTGGTGTGTCACCGGTAACGATCGCAGAAAGCTCCCGTGGGAGGCTGGCAAAGCACTCGTGGGCATGTTGCACGGTCGCCGCAAAGATCATCACTCCCTGCCTGTTTCTGGCCTGTGCAACCACGTCTGCAATAATGTCGGACGTTGTCCTGCCCAGCCCTACATATGCCCGATCGACATCAGCCGCGTCAAACTGCCCTCGGCTGTTCAACTTCATATCCAGCGTATGATAACTCTCGGCATGAATTTTACCAATGACCGGCTTGGTTAAAAAACCCTTATCAATAAGTTCCCGAGCAGTAATGCGATCGACACAAACGGCAAAATAAGGATCACTTGTTTCCCGTTCGGGAACGGGATTACCGTTCGGCCATTGGGCAAAAATATACCCTGTGCCCATCCTATAGGGCGTGGCCGTCATACCAACAACGCGGATATTGGGGTTTTGTTCCCGCATAGCCCATACGATCTTGCGGATCGTCGGTGTGATGCCGTGACACTCGTCAATAATGATCATAGCAAACTGATTGCCAAAACGCTTGATCCGGTTGTGGACCGTCACAGGCGTGGCAAAGACCACCGGATGCTGCAGCGACTTCGCCCCGGCGCTCGCCGAGAAGATCGAGAACTTGTTGCCAGTGAGCGCGTACTTCTCGCTGTTTTGGATCACAAGCTCTGCACTAGGCGCGAGGCAAAGTATTCTTTTGCCATTAGATATGCGGTGAATAGTTTCCGCCAACGCCGCAATAATGTGGCTCTTACCTGCCCCTGTGGCGGCCTCGATCATGACAGGTTCGGTAGTTTTTTTGATCCATTGGATCAGCGCATCATGCGCCTTTTGCTGGTAATCTCTCAACATCTATAATCTTCCTAAACTTCTTCATTGGAATTAAAACACAAGGTTCAATATCTTGTGGGTCACCTCGATCCCGGCGACCCATCATTTTTATTTCAGGCAGTCTTTCAAACGACGTTTTGTTAGGAATACTCCAGACATAAATGCCATCTGTCAATTGAACAGCGATTGCTGCCCCTAATGGAAAATCATCATGCCAACGGCGAAGGGCTGACATTTTATGGCAGGACAACATCAAGCCGCCCCATTGATCAAGCTTGCTGTATGAATAATTCCTGCACTTTATTTCCATCACCGCAACAACTGCGCCATTTCGAATAAATGCAAAATCTACTTCGCAGGCTGGCTTGAGCTTAACAACCTCAAGCTTCCAATGGTTGGCAATAATCTTAGCAACATTCATTTCGTTGCTTCGATCGTCACTTGTTTCGTATAATGGTCTCATCATTGCCCTACAAAAATTGTTTCTGTTGGGCAATCTTCGAAGAGATACCAACAACAGTTGTCTTTACCCGCCGTATTACCAAACCACTTTACCCGCCCTACCGACACGATCTTTTTGCAACGCGTAAGGTAAGGGATCGCTTGCCTCGTATGCATCCAGTCGGCGTCAAATAGAAGCCACGTCGGTGCCAAAAAAAAAGACCGCTCGATGATTTGATGAAGCACTTCCCGTCCCCAAGGCGGATTCGTAATGATGACGTCAGCGCGATTGAGGTCTTCTTTTTTAAGAAATGTCGCATCGAGTTGTTTCACAATCTTATGTCTAGGTTCAACGTCATAAGCCGCTACGCATTTGTGGCCATGCTTTTGTAAAATCTTAATCAACGCACCATCTCCAGCGCACGGCTCCGCATAGTACGTAACCTTATCTAAATGCTTTAAGAGCGGCAAAACCGCCTCTTCTGGTGTCGAATAAAGATCAAGCTTGTGGCGCTTGAACTGCGATCTCTTGCCCATTTAAATACTTCTCTGGTTTTTCGCGCTCGATCAGGTACTCATCATAAAACCGCTTTAACGCCATGAGCGCCGTGTCGGTATATGGTTTATCAAAATGTACCGTTTCCAGCTCGTCTCCGTTTGGGGCCCATTGGTAGAAATGGCACCACTCGCGGCCCGTTACATACATCTGTATCTGCATCTGACTATAATAATGAACTTGCATCTTTGCTGTTTTAAAAACAGGCTTTTCGGCACCCCGCAATCCAAAGGGGCACTTTACCTCAATTAAACCTGTCGCACCAATTAGACCGTCCGGGCTCGCGCCTAACCAATCGTCCATGGTGTAAAAACCGCACTTTTCAACCATAGTGCCGGTTTTCATTTCATATTGAGAAATCGCACCATCTTCGTTCAATGTACCCCAATTTGTGGCTACATTTCCCGTGAACTCTGACGGCGCACCGTGCCAATCACGCACCATGCGGCGCATGACGTCGCCTCGTTTAGTAAATGGAGACACACCGAGAATGGCCCCTACGGATGACCCTGTAACCCGACCCTTGCGGGCCTTAAACCATTCTTCGCTACGCTGTTCCATTTTCATTCCTTTATTTTTGGTCACGCGGGTCGGACGCTACCCCGACTGGTCCTCAACGATCTTCAACATGTCTCAGTCCCTGATGTCGCTTGTTGACAGCTTTCAGGCTTGAGTATGGGCGCTCGTAATAGGTACCTTTTTACCCATAAATTGTTAGTGGGTCTGCTTTCCCCACCAGCCGCGTGTCAAAATGAGGACGGCTCGTAAGCCGCCCCCAACCCTTCCAGCCCTAGAAGGGTACTTCGTCGTCTTCCGTTACCGCTACAACCTTGGGACCAGTTGCGACGGAAACTGCGCCACGCGGAGAGACCGACGAAATCCAATTCATGCCCGTGCCATCGTCACGCTTCATGAGATTGATCTTGATCTGCATTGGCTTGTTCATCACCGATGCCTGAAGCAATTCCGACGTTGGTTCCTTACCCGATGCCTTCAGCTTGCCACCAGAGTTGTTATCGATCGCAAACAGCATCTTCTTGGCCTTGTCCTGCTTGACGACAGGGTTCTTGGCCTGCGGGTCCTGATCAAACACCCAAAGCTTTTGAAACACCTTGCGGTTTTTATAATCCGCCGGCGTTAAAATGCTCCAACGCAGCGAGATCAACTTCAACCCCGCCTGATTGGAAATAACGCCAGCCTCGTCGATCACGGCCACGCATTCAGTTTTATCAGGGATCGGCTCAAAATCATTGCCGCCCCCAACTTCAAACTTACCGCCTGTTTTTGCGACATCATCACCGTCGCTCAGTTCCCAAAAATTACTCATTGTGCCTTACCTTTCAAAGATGGGATATAATTCGCTAATGGGTTTTCGTTCAGCTTAACCGGGATCGGCTCAGTAATGCCGTAACGGTTTTTGCTGACGTTTGCCGCCGTAGCGTAGGTAATAAGAATGCGTGTCCCGTCAGAGATCGCTTTCTTCTTGTCACCGTCACCTGTTGTAAAGGTCTCAAGCTTTAGAAACCCTACCACGTCCACGTCATCGACGTAGGCTGGCATCGACTTCTCATGCAGGCGCAATGTATAGCGCATGTATGCATCGTCATCCGGTGGCTCGATCTTGGTCGTGTCCGCGTGAGCAATGAACACCGTGTTCATGCCGCGCTTTTCGGCCAAAATACCCGCCGCCTTACGCAAACGCTGGTGCATGCCTGCCACCGCGTCACGGCCTGCGCCGTAACCGCCGAGAGCCTGCTGTAGGCCCCGCGGCTTCTTTGGGTCGGTATCTACCACCCACTGGCCAAACATACGCTCAAGCGCCGTAACCGAATCAACGATCAGCGTCTGGTAATCGTGCTGCTCGTTAATTAACCCCTTGCACTGCTCCCAAAGGTCTTCGGGACCAGATAAAACCGGAAACGAATCGGGACGGATGTTCGACGGAATAGCCTGCAGGCCATCCTCCGCACGGATCACGATTGGCTTCGGGAAGGTGGTGGCAAGCGTGGTCTTACCCATACCGCTGTCACCGCAGATCGTTACTAGGACCGGACGATCACCCGGCTTACTTACGCTATCTAAAATGCCCATTGGCACACTCCTCTGCTTCAACGGGGTTGACACTACAGGCATGATTGTGGGAATGTCAACATCGAAATGGTGAAAAGGAATAATGAAATGGACGATTACCCATTAGAAAGGATTAGGCGCATGCTGTCCGATCGCAATTTAGCGAAGGTGGCAGCCCA